TTTTCACTAAAGCATTAAAAGATGCAAAAGACAAAGGTGAGAAAACTTTTACCGTTGCTGGTAAAGAGTATGATGTTAAGACTGAGAAACTTGTCGGTGGTCAAAAGAAACTTGACAAAGACAAAGATGGCGACATTGATGGTAAAGACTTTGCAATGATGCGAAAGAAAAAGAATGAAGAGTTTTCTACACCAGAATGGGAAAGATATCTACAAACTAAAAAAGGTTCTCTTAGAGATGCAGTCCTAAAAATGTGGGGTGAAAATGTACAAGAGTATGTACAATCAGATGGCATCAAGAGAAGAGTTAAAGAAGGCGATAATCGTTTAAAATCAAATAAAACCTTGACAAAAGAAAAAAAAGATGGTAAAAATAAGATAACGGATACTGGTAAAGAAATGACTCCAGTTGAGATGGCACCGAAAATGCCTAAAATTAAAAACGAAAAGAATAAGGTGTAAAGTGAAAAATTTTTATGATGTATATAACCATAATATCGCAGAAACGATTGAAGATTTACCTACAATCTATTGTGATATGGATATGGTGCTCTGTGACTTCTTAAAAGGAGCAGAGAAAGTATTGGGTAAACCTTTCCCCAAGGCAGACCCCACTACTAGGTGGCCTATGATATCTGGAACAAAAGATTTCTGGGCAAGTTTAGAATGGATGCCTGGGTCTAAGAAAATGTGGCAGTTTATTAGTAAATATAACCCACATATTCTTTCTGCATACTCAACTAAAGATGCAAACTCTAGAAAGGGTAAAACAGAATGGTTGAGAAAAAATGCAAAGTTGACTCAAAAAAGTAGAATTCATCTAGTCATGCGAGAGGACAAACAAAAATATGCAATGACAAAAGATGGTAAACCTAACTTATTGATTGATGATTACATCAAAAATATTAATGAGTTTAAAGCGAAAGGTGGAATCGGAGTTCACCATACTTCAGCAATGGGTACAATCGCAGAATTGAAACGGTTGGGTTTTAAATAAACATAAATAGAGATAGTATATACTAAACTAGGAGAATTAAAATGAGCTCATGGAGTATGAATGACGGAACTGCGCTCGCTGGTGCTTATACTTTCACACAAAATAGTGCGATTGTACAAGGTAATTCAAGTGCAGATGTTCCAGACGCAAATACAATTGGCAGTAAACCTGCCGGATTTTTTGCATTAAAGCCAGGTGATATTGTCATTGATGACAACGGTGATAAGGTAAGGGTAAAAGATACTCAACCTAAAAGAACTGTTGCTACATCTGCTGTCAATACATCTAACGACCAAATTACAATTACAAACCACGGTTTTGTAGCAAACCAAGAAGTCTTTTATGAGGCAAATGGTGGAACTGCAATTACTGGTTTAACAGATGAAACAACTTTCTTTGTTAAGGCAGTTGCAAGTGCAAACGCATTTACATTGTCTGCAACTGAGGGTGGTGCAGTTATTGATATTACTGGAACTGGTAATAATGCACAGACCTTTGGTGGAACATCAACAAAAGCATTTACTATTGTTGCTCCGTTTACACCATCAACAAATAGTGCATCATCTGTTACAATGACTAGACCACCAATTGATGGTAGTGGAAAAACTACTACAACTGGACAATCACCAAATGTAACAACTGCTGTTATTGACGGTAATGTTTTAGGTATTACTGGTGGTGAGGCAGTCGGTGGTGTTGATAACGTAACAAGTATCGCACTTTCATCTGATGGAAGTGGATATGGTTCTGCACCTTCAGTAACGGTTGCAGCTCCAACTGCAAGAACAATTACACAGGCAAATATTGATGAAACTACAAATGTATTTACTGTAACTGGTCATAATATGAGAGATGGTACAAAATTAACTTATACATCAAATGGAACTAATATTGTTCATAGTGGTGGAACTCTTGCAGACAATACAGCAGTATTCGTAAGAGATAGAACTGAGAATACTTTCAAACTTGCGTTAACTGCTGGTGGTACTGCATTAGACATTACAAATGATGGTAATGATAGTAACTCATTTGTGGGTGATACTGCAACTGGAACTGCTACTGTTTCTGGTGGAGTAGTAACTGGAATTACTGTTACTGGTGTTGGTTCTGACTATCAATCTGCACCTTCTGTAACAATCGCAGCTCCTGCTGAAGATACATTTAATGCACAAAGTGCTGTATCAACTGCAAACGATACAATTACACTATCTAGTCATGCATTTAATACTGGTGATGCAGTTACTTACTCTGATAAAGGTGGAACAGTTATTGATGGTTTGACTGATGCTGGTACATTCTTTATCATCAAAGTTGACGCAAATACTGTAAAACTTGCAACAACTGCTTCTAATGCTGTTGCTGGTACTGCAATTGATATTACTGCTGGTTCATCTGAAAATCATGGTCTAACTGGTGCAACTGCAACTGCAACTGCAAGTCTTGGTTTAGGTCAAGATGGTGATAACAACACTAGTGAAATCGCTCATGTAGGTTGGGTTAAGAAAACTGTTGGTACTGGTGGTCGTGCTGGTAGAGTTCACTATGAAACTCTAGTTGCTGCTTCAAGTATGGTTGGTGATGCAGAGGATATCGCAACACCAGATAGTTAAGATATATAAGTATATAATTTTTAATAATGGAGATACAATATGCCTCAATTGACTGAGACTGAAATTAATATTCGCAAACAAACACTAGAGAGTGATTTGGCGGCGGTGAAAGAAAACTTAAAAAAACTAGATGATGATAGAGTAAATCTAGTTGCACAGCATCACGCAATAAGTGGTGCTTTGCAACAATGTGATTTATTTCTTAATGAATTAAAAGTGGTGCCAGAAGATACTGGCAGTAGCATTCCCAAAAGTAAAAAGGGTTAATAGGAGAAAATAAATGGCAGACAAGAAAATTACTGCACTTAGTAGTTTAGGAGCGGCAGTCGCTGGTGAAGATTTACTTCATGTGATTGATGACCCAAGTGGTACTCCAGTAAACAAAAACATGAGTGTTGCAAATCTATTCAATAATATTCCAACATTTATTGCATTAGATGGAACACCACAATCAATTACTGGTACTGGTACAGCAGTAGACCTTACAACTTCAATTACAAATGTTGATTTAAGTGGTGCGTCTTCTAGTACAACTGCAACTAGTAGTATGGGCGTTGGTAGTAACGGACAGATTAAAATTATTACTATGACAACTGCACCATCAACAAGTTCTCAATATCGTGTAAATATTGCTGGTGCTAACTGGGGTTCAACAACCACTAGTTCAAATCAGATTGTTTTAAATGCACAAGGTGAATCTGTAACATTACTTTTTGGTAGTAACAATAAGTGGTATGCAATCGCAAGTAATGGTGCTGGTGTAGTTAACTAGGAGTAAACTATGGAAGAAGTAAGATATGGTGCTGGTGGGAAAATCATGGTTAACCAACCAAGAAAAGTAGAACCAGTAGAAAAAACTGCAAAAGTTAAAAAAGAAAAGAAACAACCTCTTCAAGAAATCTATGGTGATTCTGAAAAAGATGGATTTGATGAAGAATTAGAGGGGGAAGATAATGGCTGTTAAATCATTTAACGAATATGTTGAGATTAAGACAACTAACAACATTATTGATGATGATGGACATCTTAAAGATTTATCTGATGACTCTGTAATCGAAAAATTAAATACATTCGTTGGAAGTATTAGTGATAGAGAATATTTGGTTGCAGAAAAAGCAGTTGATGAATTAAGACAAAAACTCATGAGAGTAGGACTTCATTTTGGTGAAGTTGCTTTCTCTGGTGATACAGATGAGTTATCATTACCGTTAGTAATGAATGGTGGAAAATTTGGTAAGGCAGATGACTCTGCTGTTGATGAATTTATGAATGAACAAGAGAGTGGTAGGAATATCAATTTTGTGTATTCTAAGTTACCAAACGGAAGTCATAGGGTGATGGCAAGTATCACCTAAATGTTTGATAAAATCACATCTGATAATGTTTTGTTATTTGCCTTAAAACACTATGATAATCCACAATGTGAGGGTGAAAAAGAGTTTTATGATGATATGAAACGATTTAAGTATATCAAACGATTACTTAAAAAGTATAGTCAAGACGGTATTGTTAAAGAAAGACTATTACTAAATCATATCATTGTTTTAAATAATGTTTTTGGCCCAGATGCTGCTTCTACTTTATTATTGTTTAAGATTGAACCAGAGTTTTGGCCGCAGTTAAAAAGTTTTTTGTTATTTTTAGGTATGTTACCAGAACAAGAATTATCTGGTGTTGATGAAGACGAAAAGATTAGTAAGGTATTAAAGGAACTATAATGGGTAGGGCGATTGATTTATTTGTTACTTATAGGTTTATCAAATTATTGGTAACACCCTTTGAGAAACAAGATGCATACAAATTAGGTATAATTGATAAGAATGGTAATCGTATTACTATTCCAAACACTTCACCACCTAGACCTACCTCATTAGACAAGATTGAAGAGAAGAACGCATACACAGTTCTTCACAAACTTGTTTTCAATATTAAAAAGTTATTTAATAAAGTTCCAGGCCTTAGAACAAAGTTAGGAACTTATGCCGCTGCTTTGTTCTTATTGAAAGATACTTTTAAAGAAGATGTTGACCCTAAAATGTGGGAACAAGAATTCATGAAGTATCTAAAAGAGAGTGGTTATGAATTAGATGATACGATATCAGAAGAGGTTGCATTAGAGAATGGTATGTTACCAAAGGGTATCTTTAAACTTGTAAATGATATCACCTTTGATAAAGAAGATGCAGATACACCAGATGCGTTAGCAGGAGATGAGGTACAAACTTTTGAAGCAACTGCACCATCTGATACTGTTTTAGGAGTGGACATTTTCTCTGTTATACATACACCGACACAAAGTAAAATCTTTGTTAGTGCAGAGGATATAAAAGCAGTCGGATTAGAGGATTTAGAACTATGACAATAAAATTTAATGACATCATGCAGAAATTCTATGATGATGAAACACTAGGAATTAAAAATGAAGACGCACCAGCAAACTCTGTTGCAGGCGGTGGAGTTAGTATGCCACCAGATGCTGCTATTAAGAAAAAGAAAAAGAACTTGTATGATGGAAGGCGTAAAGAGGCAAAAGCATTTTTTAAAAGGATTGAACAACTTCGTGCAAAGAGGGATAAGACATTTAGAGAAAAGGTCAAAGAGAACATAGAGTCATTTGGTGAAGAGTATCTATTAGAAGCAAATGTTGATATCCTTAAAAAGATTGTCAAGAACAAACAAAATATGCCTGTAAAGATGAAAGATGGTAGAATGAAAGTTGATTTATTTACAGCATCTGCATTTGTTCAAACACTTGATAAATTAAAACCAGATAACAAGAAAAAGGTTGAAGATATTATTAACAATGGCACAAAGGCCCAGTTTTTACGACTGGTTAATGTTATCTTTAAGTAGTCATGGTTCATGCGTTCCTTTTAATATTATTATTAGGAGATGTGAAACAAGGCGGACAACCAATGTATTTTCGTGATATCAGAGATTGTAATTACTTTGCATCACAAATCGTGAAAAGATACGGTAATTACGGTTCACATTCCCTAGTCCCCCAAGAACATAGAGCTACCGCTTACTGTAAACCAGTTTACATAAGTAATAAGACGGAGACTTTATATGACTGATTTCATATACCACAATTACAACTTTGTTAAACCAGTTGCAGACCTTAATGCAATGAGGTTGAATCTTATTGCAAAGACTACTAAACGTATTGCAAGAAAGAAAGGTCAACCAGCAGGAAGTGATAAACATTCTGATTTATATACAGATGAAAATCCTAAAGGTACAATACATGGTCTAAAATTTGCAACAGTACAAGATGCAAAGGATAGTGTAAAGAAAATAGAATCATCTGGTAAATCTCATGCACATAAGATACAAGCGGCAATCGCAATGGAACAAAGAGCAAGAGTGATGGGTAAGGTTGGTGCTGCTGATGTTTATCGTGCATATATTGAAAAGATGAAAAAGATTACAAAACAGAGGAATGAAGATTTCTCACAAAGAGATGTGAATGATTTGGAAAAGTTTGCAGATAGAATTTTAAAGAAGTATAAAATAGATGTGGAGTTTACCAAACACTTTGTTGACAGACTGAATGACCCAAGAAATAGTCCTGCCATCAAAGTATCAGAACTGCAAAAGTTCTTTAAAAAGATACAACGTAATAAGGGTAGAAATATAAGAAACAATCCAGATATAGAAGCAGTTCTAAAGGATATGTCAACTAACCTTAATCTACCAGTTGTTATCAAAACAAAAGGTGATGAATTTGAAGTCACCAATAAAACAATCATGAGAAAACCAGATTTCAAGACAACAAGTAAAGTTTTGAAATATGAAGGGAGAAAAACATGAGAACTTGGATTAAAAACAGAATTAAAGAAAGAACATCATGGGACGGCGCAGTATGTATTGCATTAGGTCTTATGATTCTTTTTATGGCACCACTCGCTAAAATTGCTGCTGGATTAGCAATCGCATGGGGTGTTTGGACTATTTGGAAATCAGAATAATATGGAAAAAGAAAAAAAGAATGGGGTGGTCGTTAAAGATGACCACAATGAATTTGAGTTGATGTTAAGATTTTTTGGCAACGAGATTCTTGCAATTAAATTAGCAGCATCAAACTTTAACGGTAAATTAATCATGTGGTCAATTGTAATCATGCTATTCACATTCATGCTTATGGAAGTGTTCGGTTTTAGTGCATGGTTAGGAATTCAACCATATTAATAAAGGGGTAGTATATGTTTAGGATTTATGCTATTGTTATTGTTGTAGGACTCGTTGGTGGTGCTGTATGGGGTGCATACGGTTACTACAAAGATACACAACAACGTATCTCAACTCTTACACAAAACAATGCAAAACTAAAGAGTGCTAATGATACGAATACTGCGACTATAGAACAATTAAATAAAAATGCACTTGCTTTAAATCAATTAATAGATGATTTGGGTGGTGAACTTAAAAAAGCAGAAAAATACGGAGATGAACTTCGTAATACTCTGCGAAAACATAATTTGACACACTTGGCAAACAAGAAGCCAGGTATGATAGAAAAGAGGATGCAAAATGCAACAGACAAACTCTGGGATAATCTTGAGTCTATTACTAGCGACAACTCTACTGATTAGTGGTTGTTCTGGTATCTGGAGTAAACCAGAAAAAGAAATTGTTGTGGAAACAAAACTTATAGAAAAAAATATTCCTATTGTTCCACACCCTAAACAAGTGAAAATGCATGACGTAAAGATATATGTAGTTTCACCATCAGAAAACTTTGAAGAATTCAAGAAAGAGTTTGAAGCAAAGAATGGTGGTGATTCTTACGTTGCAATTTCTATAAAAGACTATGAAAATCTGTCTGCCAATTTTGCTGAGTTAAGAAGATATATTGAACAACAAAAAGCAATTATAGTATATTATGAAAAAGCGGTGAAACCAAAAGAAAAGGAGAAAGAATAATGGATTTTATTTTAAGTTTGGCAATGCAATTTTGGCCAATGACCATATTCATTATTTTAGTAATTATAGGATTTATTATTAATTTATTTGACAGAAAGAAAATTAAACCAATCGGTTTTAAATATAAAGATTATCCACATCTTAAACCAATTAGAATTGCAACAAAAGGTAAAGGGTTCTGGGGTGCATTAAAACTCTGGGTATTCGGTACTAGACATTGGGAAGTTGTAAAAGACTTTCATTATTCATTTTCTGGTGTGGATTTAGTTATTCCAAAAGGGTTCAAGTTTGATGGTGCAAGTGTACCAAAGTTCTTGGCACAATTTTTATCACCAGTAGGTGTCCTATTAATCGGTGGTCTAATCCATGACTATGGATATAAGTATGCAACACTTCTCAAGAAAGACGGTACAGACATTGGGAAAAAATCTCAAAAATGGATGGACGGTGTATTCAGAGATATTAATATTGAAATCAATGGTTTCTATTTCTTGAACTACTTATCCTACTGGGCATTAAGACTTGGTGGTTGGGTTGCATGGAATAAACACAGAGATGCAAATGAGAGTATTCCAAAATACTTGAGTGGTAAAAAAACTGACAAATAAATGCGTCAAATTATTACTCTTGTCAAAACTTTGACAATGTATAAATAGTAATGGAGAAAGTGATGCCACAACCAACTAAATTATCAGATGACACAAATGTTGCAATGCCAATAAGAAACATGGTTTCTATTATTGTTGCAGTTGCTGTTGCTACTTGGGCTTACTTTGGCATCATTGAAAGATTAAACTCCATTGAAACTGAACAAACTCTAATGCAGTCTGATTTGGAAAAAAATACTGAATTCCGAATCAAATGGCCAAGAGGTGAAATGGGTGCGTTACCAGCAGATGCTGAACAGTTTATGTTAATAGAACATATCGCTGGTGAACTTGAAAAACTTGCAAAAGATATTGAAGAGGGTAAAGCACCATACGACCAACAACAAGCGTTAACTCTACAATTTTATGAAACAAGAATTAATAAGTTAGAAAAATCAATTGATGAGTTAAAAGACAGAATAGTGAATAATCACTATGATGCAGTAAAGAACGGAAAACATTAAAATGAAAGTAGTAGAATTTGTACTTTTGTTGTATATGAGTGGTGGAGAGTTGATTGAATATACAGTTCGTGATGGTCTTAGTGAATGTCTATCTACCAAGAGGACTATGGAAAGAAATATGCAAATTAAACCGACTAATAATGATAGTGTATCTATAAGTTGTAAAAAACTTGCCGTAGTAGTAGATGATAGAAATAACATAATGTCATTTGAAGATGGTATGCCAACGAGGTAAGATATGTCAGTAGAAACAGAAATCGCATTATTAAAAAGAGAAGTAGATGACATGAAACAAATTCATGTTCGTCTGGATACTGCGATTGAAAAGATTGCAGATGTTTCTAGTTCGTTACATACTATAATGGCAGTCCATGAGGAAAAACTAATGCGTCAAGAAGAAGCACTAGATGGACAAGAAACTGAGTTTAGAGAAAATATTCAAGAACTTCATTCCAGAATATCCAACAACGCAGACAAAACGGCCCAACGCATGAATGATATGGAATCAAAGATGTTAGCAGAATTACAGAAGATTAGTGTAGAACTGAATAACAGAGTTGGTATCCTAGAGAAATGGCGTTGGGTCATTATTGGCGGTTCAATCGTTTGTGGATTTATTATCACAAAACTTCCTATTTGGACTTGACAATCCCCTAACAATCATATATACTCTGTTCTATTATGATGTATATAGAACAAAAATACCTATTATTAGCATCATCACGACTCCAACAGTTCAAGAGGAAAGGTGACTACCTCTGGAACTTTAGGTGTCCTTATTGTGGTGATTCTCAAACAAATAAGACAAAAGCGAGGGGTTATGTCTTTCGCAAAGAATCGAATCTTATATATAAGTGTCACAACTGTGGAATTGGTGCAAACTTAAATAATTTTCTAAAACACCTAGACTCGCAGTTGCATGATGACTATATAAAAGAAAAGTATTTAGATAATGGTAAAGACAAAGAGGTAAGTGAAAAATTTGATTTTAAACCACCACCTCATCTAAAGGGTAATTCACCCTTAAAATCTAAACTGTTAAAAAAGATATCGTCATTAGACCATAATCATTATGCTAAGATATATGTGCAAAAGAGAAAAATACCCTCTGATAAACACTATCTCTTATATCATACTGAGTCGTTTAACAAATGGTCTAACGAATGGTGTCCTAAAAAACTAGATACTAATAATGATTGTGCAAGGTTAATCATACCTTGTCATGATGAAAGTAACAAGTTTATTGCGTGTCAAGGAAGGTCTTATGACAATAATGATTTCAAATTACGATATCAAACAAGCAAAGTCCATGAGGACACGCAACTCATCTTTGGTCAAGACAGACTTAAATCAGATAAAACCAGATTCGCAGTAGAAGGCCCAATTGATTCACTATTCGTGGACAATTGTGTTGCCGTCCTTGGTTTTAATAAATTTAAGATGTTACCCAAAGATACAGTTATCATACCAGATAACGACAGAAGAAATTCTGACGTTCTCAAGAGTATGAAAAATCTTTTGGAAGATGGATATCCTATGGTGTTATGGCCTGATGATATTCAAGAGAAAGATATTAATGATATGGTTATGTCTGGAAAGACAAAAGAAGAAATAGAAACGATAATAAAAAATAATACTTATCAAGGTAATATGGCCTTGTTGAAGTTCACAAATTGGAGAAAAGTAAATGTCTAACTTATCAAACTCATTACCAACACAATATCAGCAGTTTATTCATTTATCAAGATATTCTAGATGGTTGCCTGAAGAGGGTCGTAGAGAAACTTGGAGTGAAACTGTAGGAAGATACTTTAACTTTTTTGAGTCACATCTAGAAGAGATGTGTGGTTATAAACTAGACTCAAAAACTAAGAATGAATTAGAAGAAGCAATTTTAGAAACTAGAGTGATGCCATCAATGCGTTGTCTTATGACTGCTGGTGAAGCATTGAAGAAAGAAAATATTGCTGGTTATAACTGTTCTTATGTTGCAGTAGATAGAGTTGCTGCTTTTGATGAAATCTTATATGTATTGATGAATGGTACTGGTGTTGGTTTTTCTGTTGAAAGACAGTATACTGCAAAACTTCCAGATATTGCAGAAGAATTTTATATGTCTGATACTGTTATTCAAGTTGCAGATAGTAAGTTAGGTTGGGCAAAAGCATTTAAAGAATTAATTGGTATGTTGTATATTGGACAGATTCCAAAATGGGATATGTCAAAAGTTAGACCTGCTGGTGCTCCATTGAAAACTTTTGGTGGTCGTGCATCTGGGCCTGACCCATTAGAAAGTTTATTTGACTTTTGTGTTTCTACTTTTAAAAATGCACATGGTAGAAAGTTAACATCACTTGAGTGTCATGATATCGTCTGTAAGATTGCAGAGATTGTTGTAGTTGGTGGTGTTCGTAGAAGTGCATTAATTAGTTTATCTAATCTCTCTGATGACCGTATGCGTCATGCAAAGGCAGGACAATGGTGGGAACAGAATGGACAAAGAGCGCTTGCAAATAACTCTGCGTGTTATTCTGAAAAACCAGATATTGGTATCTTCATGGACGAATGGAAATCTCTTTATGATTCCAAGTCTGGTGAAAGAGGTATCTTTAATCGTGAGTCTGCAAATAAGATGGCATCTAGAAATGGTCGTAGAGTTGTAGACGGATATGAGTTCGGTACGAATCCTTGTTCTGAAATTATATTGAGAGATAGAGAATTCTGTAATCTTTCAGAGGCAGTAATTCGTGTTGGTGATACAGAAGAAACTCTAATGAAAAAAGTTGAACTTGCAACTATTCTTGGTACGTTCCAATCTACATTGACAAACTTTAAATATGTATCTGCAATGTGGAAAAAGAATTGTAGTGAAGAAAGACTTCTTGGTGTATCACTTACTGGAATTATGGATAGTCCACTTACAAATGGTAAGGAAAAGGGTCTAGAAGATTTACTTAATAAATTAAGAGAACACGCTGTAGAAACTAATAAGAAGTGGGCAAAGAAACTTGGTATCAATCGTGCAGTTGCAATTACTTGTGTTAAACCATCTGGTACTGTATCGCAACTTGTAGATGCAGCCTCTGGAATTCATGCAAGACATAACCCATATTATATTAGAACGGTTCGTGGAGATAAAAAAGACCCATTGACAAAGATGATGAAAGATGCTGGATTTCCAATTGAAGATGATGTAATGAATCCAAGTCATACTTCAGTCTTTTCATTTCCTATGAAAGTTGACGCTAAATCGGTGTTTAGAACCGATATGAGCGCCATAGAGCAGTTGGAACTTTGGTTAACCTATCAGAAGTCATGGTGTGAGCACAAACCAAGTGTTACTATTACCGTTAAAGAACATGAATGGTTAGAAGTTGGTGCATGGGTTTATGAACACTTTGATTATATGTCTGGTGTGAGTTTCTTACCATTTAGTGACCATACATATAAACAAGCACCATATCAAGATTGTGATGAAAAGATGTATAAAGAGATACTAAATAAGATGCCAAAGGTAGTAGATTGGTCTTTATTAGGTGAATATGAAAAAACTGATATGACCATTGGTTCGCAAGAACTTGCTTGTTCTGCTGCTGGGGGTTGTGAAATCTAAATGTCTAAAAAAGTTTTATACTGTCCAGACTGTGATGTAGAATTCACAGTACGATTTGGAATGTCTGACAGTCACTATACTGCTCGTCATTGTGTCTTCTGTGGTGGAGAAATAAATAATGATGAAGATTACATAGACGAGGATTTTGGAGAAGAAGACTATGACTGATTGTAAATGCATAAAATGTAGTTGTGATTGTCATTGTAATGAAGATTGTCAGAACTGCCCAAATGATGTTTGTACTGGTTGTGAGTGTGAGTGTTGTAGATGACAAAATGTAAATTATGTGAGAACGAATCTCATTGTGATAGACCATTAAAAGATGAACAATGTCATGGGGAACAGATGGATTTAATCTGCCCAAAATGTCAATGTGAACTTTGTGAAAAAGATTATGCGAGGTGGGTTCAGAATTGAAGACACAAAGTGCGAAAGCAAAAGGTAGAAGATTACAACAATGGGTTCGTGAACAACTTATAGAAGAACTCAAAGTACACCCAGAAGATGTAGAGTCAAGGTCTATGGGCGCTGGTGGAGAAGACTTGATTATGGCAAGGGCTGCGAGAGAGAAGTTCCCTTATTCTATTGAATGTAAGAATCAAGAAAAAGTAAACATATGGGAATCTTATTCTCAAGCAGTCGAAAACAGCAAAGACTATGAACCGATAGTTGTTGTGAAAAGAAACAATCATAAACCATTAGTTCTAGTTGATGCAGAGTATTTCATTGGACTGCACAAAGATGAGGTTTGATTACGATAACTGTAGTATAATATTAGATGACGGTAAAGGTAAGGTTTATCGTAACGATAGACTTATGTTTAAAGGTGATGGTTATGTTGCAATCAAATTTTTATTACAATTCACAAATAACGCAGAACAAGTTAGAAATAAATTCCGTGCTCAATTATCTCAAAGAGAAAATTGTAAATGGAAACAACAAGACGAAAAATCTAGTATTGAAAGAAAGATGAGAGAGGAGGCAGAAAGAGCAAAAGAAGAACTAAATAACAAACCCAAAACTAGAAGAAGAAGATGATTATTTCCAAAATGGAAACGCAAGTTTTCCAATCCAAAACATAATTTCCAATATAAATATAATAGTAGTATTAAACTACATTTTCAAAACATAGGAGAAACAGAATGTCTGTAGCAGAAGCAGTCTATCAAGAGACTTGCAAATTTTGTGAAGCCGTTAGTAAATGGTTTCAAAGAGGTTTAATTGAAATGCAAAGAGGTCGCCAGTTATCAGCAAATAGAAAACTGATGCAAGAGGTGGGTCTTTGGAATAAGTTAGATAAAGATATGTCATTTCATTTTGAACAAATGAATGAAAGAACTAATCAAGAATATGACCAGATGCTCAAAGACTTGGAGAATAAATAATGTGGCCTTATACTGAAGAAGAAAATCAATATATAAGTGAACAGAAAAAATCTCATCAAGATTGGGACTATGACACATACGGTCATGGTGCATAGTGAAAGGAAAAGATAATGATTAAGTATTACATTGGATTGATTTGGAGTTTAGCATTTTTAGGTGGTTTCTTTAGTGGACAAAGTTTAGTGTTCGCTGCCGATATGACCATTGATATGTTAAACAAAGATGCAGATGGTAATAAAATGGTCTACTCAAAAGAGATAGCAAAAGTTGCAGTTGGAGAAACGATTACTTGGTTGCCTGCATCAAAAGGACATAACGTAGAGATTATTGCAGCTCCAGATGGTTTTGATATTCCTAAAAAGTCAAAGAATGGTAAAGAAGTATCAATCACTTTTGATGTGCCTGGTATTTACTATTATTGGTGTACACCCCATAAAGGTATGGGTATGATTGGTCTTGTAGTTGTTGGTGATGATACATCAAACAAAGATAAGATTGCAAAAGCAAAAGCGTTAGGTAAGTCTAAGAAGAAGTTGAAAAAACTATTATCTGAATTGTGATTCGCACCGATTCGCACAAAAACGAACAAAACTAGAACAAATGACCCTTATAAGTCCTTGATTTATAAGGGTTTTTTTGGGACTTGACAATGTTTTCAGAACATGATATAAATGTATTGTAATAATGAGAAAAGAGGTAAAAAATGTCGAAAGTAGGTAATTTTATCATTGAGGTTCAAGAGTTCGTTTGGGACTTTTTTGATGAGGACGGTAACTTTGTTGCTGATGATTTGGTCAAAACCAAAGAGGATTTGATGACTGTTATCAAAACAAAGTTTGGTACTATGGGTGCTGACGTTGCAAAGGACGAAATCTTTGCGATAGAAACAGGCGACCATTTTAGTGATGGACACCCAGTTTTTGGTTAAAAGGGACTTGACAAAGTTTCTTGAATATGGTAAAGTGATTCGTAAAGTGAGAAAAGGAGTCGTTATGAAAAATACTGTGAAATATGTGGTCTATACTCAAAACAACAAAATGGGTAAGACCGGCGAGTTTGACAATGCGAAAGACGCTATTAAGTGGGCAAAAGAAAATGTCCATGCTTTCGATTATGTCAAAGAAAAAAAAGATACATGGGAAATCTTGTTTGAAGAGTTGCTTGTGTGGATTGGGAAAGGAGAAGTTATCAATGTTGGATAATAACTTTGAAATTACCAATACTCTTGTCTGTGATACTGTTGATATCAACATGACAAGTTTACAAGGAACTATCAAGACTACCTATGATGAGTTAGTCAAGGTGTTTGGACACCCTACCATGACAGATGGTGACCCTTATGAAAAGGTTAACGCTCAATGGTCAATAGAGTTCAAAGTACCATTTACAGATGATACTGGAATTGAGGACTTTGAAACTGTTACCGCTACAATCTACAATTGGAAGATGGGATATATCCCTACTGATGAGTATGATTGGCATATTGGTGGTTTCAGTTCTTATGCAGTTGATTGTGTCTACAAAAAACTTGACAAACCAACTATAAACTGATAGTGTAGAGAAATGAAAAAAATGATTATGGCGGTTGCCATCTGTATGATTGGCAACCCTACTTTTGCACAAGATTGTGATTATGTAAAAATTGTGCAATACGAAAATGGTAAGATAGTAAATTCTAAAACAGAATATGTTTGTGATTCACCACCTACCATTATTGTAAATTATCTAGAAAATAAGAAGAAAAAGAAACCACATTGGTCTGATAATTTCAAACCTATTAGGGTTGGTCATAGTCCAGACCCAACAGGCTATTATGGAAATTATGATACCAATCTGCTTTCTATTTTTGATTTCTTTAAGGTGAGGATTGATTGATGATGAAAATATTTTTAGGAATTGTTTGTGGTATTTTTATAGCGACATATTATCCACAAATAACTACGACCACCAAACAATTGTTTATTGAAAGTGGTGCTCGTGATAATATCGTTAACACATTGAAAGAGGTGAAATAATGTTAAAACAAGTCGTAACAATTGGTGCAATGGGTGTACTGATGTCTGCCTGTAGTATCTTTAATAAGACTACAGACAATATTGATACTGCAAATAAGATTACACCGTTTGCAGTAAAAAAAGCATATGAACATAAATCAAAGATAGTAGAGGAACAAGTCGTTAAAGTTCCAGATTGGTATACTAAGATGCCTGATAATGAAGATGCTATCTATGCAGTTGGTACTGCTATATCACCAGAGTTACAATTATCAAATGATATTGCAATCCTAAGTGCAAAGACAACTCTTGCAGATAGGATTAATGGTAGATTGAATTCTATTACTAAATCATTTATGACAAAAGTGGGTTCTACTGATGCAGACGCTTCTGTGATAAATGAGATTTCAACTGCAACTAAAAACATCATTGCAGATGTAGATGTTGCTGGTTATAAAGTAAAAGAATCTAAGATTGTATCAAACGGTATTCAATATCGTGTATATGTTCTCTTAGAGTATTCTGATGAAGAAGCGCAAAAAATACTTCTTAATCGTCTTAAAAAAGACAAAATGTTAATGTCTAAAATTAAAGCTAATGAAGCATTTAAGGAACTTGATAAATCAGTTAATAATTCTAAAACTGAAGAAGCAAAGAAGTTAGATAAATTAATTAAATCAGAAATAAAGGAGAACAATGAGATACTTTAGAAAGAATAATAAATATAAAGACAGACAGAAAGATAGTGGAATGACTGTTACAGTACGTCAAATTAAGAATAAAGACGGAACAACTACATCTGATATAAACGGTGCTATTCGTGTTCTGAAAAAGAAACTTATGAAAGAGGGTCTTTTTCAAGAACTTCGTGAAAGAAGTTTTTTTCAATCAAGAGGTGAAAAGAACAGAAGAGCAAAGGCTGCTGGTAAGAGAAGGTGGCAACGTAAGATGGAAAAAAGAAAGCAGGAGTTAGGTTATTAATGACCGACAATATCATAAAATTCCCAAAGAAATTTAATGGCAAGAAAATGCCTGTGATTGTGAATGTCAATCCAACAAGTGCATCTGAAGATTTAGATTTTGCTGATAATCTTGCAGAGGGACTCATGATTGGATTGATTCACAATATTGGTGAGAATGGTATTGATATAAAGAATGAAAGATTTATTGGTGATATATCTTTTTTAAATGAAGTGGTACGAGGAATACTTTATCGTGATATTGGTTTTAAACACCCTATGCAACCTTTTATGGAAGCAATAGTAAAACCAAAACTTGACGAAAAAGCGAATACTATTACGACTAAAGTAGACCTTAATTTATTAGAGGACTTGATAAGTAAAAAGGAAGATGATACTAGTTGATATGAATCAAGTTACACTATCTAATCTGATGGTGCAACTAGGTGGAAGTAAAAATGTTGAACCAGACTTTGTAAGGCATATGGTTCTAAATTCTTTGAGAAGTTATCGCTCCAAGTTTCAAGGTGAGTTTGGAGAATTAGTGCTATGTTATGATAACAAGACTAATTGGCGTAGAGAATACTTTCCTAATTATAAACATAGTCGTAGAAAAGGTAGAAAAGAATCTAAGTTAGATTGGAATAATATCTTTGATACACTACACATGATTAAAAGTGAACTAACCGAATTTTTCCCATACAAAGTTTTAGAAGTGGATAATGCAGAAGCAGATGATATCATTGCATCTGTTGTATTTCATGTTGCATCTGAACCAAAGAATTATGAAAAGGTATTGATACTATCAAGTGATAAAGACTTCATACAATTGCAGAAGTATAACTTTGTATCACAATATAGTCCAATGCAAAAGAAATTTGTTAACGGTGTAGACCCTACTACATATATTAAAGAACATATCTTAAAAGGTGATAGAGGTGATGGTGTTCCAAACTTTCTGTCGCCAGATAATACTTTTGTAGATGAGTTACGACAAAGACCATTGTCGAAACGTAAATTAGAGGCATGGATTGACTTGGAGCCAAGTGATTACTGTAATGAAGAGATGATGAGAAACTATCAAAGAAATAGAACTCTTATAGACCTATCTTATATTCCAGATGACATTAAAGAAAAGTGTACAGAAACTTTCTTGGACGCTCCAGAGGGTAATCGTAAACATTTACTTAATTATTTTATTAAGAAAAAACTAAAGTCCTTAATGGAAAATATAGGAGATTTCTAATGGCAATTGATACATATACACCTAGTTTTGCAGAGGTTCTTAAAAAAGTGAACAATGCAAAAACTAAGGATAAGAAGATTGAAGTTCTAAAGAAGCATGATAATGATTCTTTGAGAATGGTAATCAAATCTTCTTTTGACCCAAAGATTAAATGGGTGCTACCAGAGGGTGATGTTCCTTACAAACCTAATGAAGCGCCTGAGGGTACTGAACATACTTTACTAGTTCAAGAGGCAAAAAAGTTATGGCACTTTATTGAGGGTGCAGATAATAAAACCCCAAGAATGAGAAAAGAAACTATGTTTGTACAGATGTTAGAGGGTTTGCATAAAGAAGAAGCAGAACTTCTTGTCCATGCAAAAGATAAAAAGTTACATCAAAAATATAAAGGATTGTCACATGAAGTTGTCAAAAAAGCATTTAATTGGAATGATGACTACATGAGACTTGACAAATAACATACAATAGTGTATAACTAATAATGTGAGTTGAAATTGATTCGGAGTATATTATGATTAGTTTTGGTATTGGTATGTTATTGGCAATGTTTGCTGGTGGGATGGACGGAGCTGACTCCTCTCTCTCAACACTAGTCTGGACATCTCTTGCGAGTGTTGCCTTCATGATTCGAGGAGTTTATGTAATGAGCAAAAATGGTCAATTACAATAAACCTTGCGAATCGTGAGAAAATGGGGGGTATTATGACCCCCCATTTTTATTTTGCCCCCCTAAAAAATTCAATAAAATCAATGATTTAAAAATAGACTTGACAATGTTCTCAAAACAATATAAGATGTAAGTATAGTTAAGAAAGAGAGAAAAAATGAGTTGTGAAGTAAATACAATATTGAGAGAAAATCTCACAGATAAAGTATCTTCAATGACAGTTGATGAGTTTATAACTGCATTAGAGGATAACAACATTAGTGAAAGTAACGCTGTTGACAATTTGATTATAGCGTTGGTTGACAAAATGTTTGAGGATATGAGTCAGTAATGAACTTCGTTGAAGTAAATGGTGGAAATAAAGTACAGAAAGAAATCTGTCATAAAGTAGTTGGTCATATGATTAAGAAACTACTTCCTAGATTTCGTACTTTAGATATTACTGTTGATTTGGTAAAAATCAAAAGTGATGCTGTTGGTTTTTGTATGATGTTAGATACCAATAGAAACTTTAATATCGAACTTGATAAAGGTTTGAGTATTAAAGATATGGTTCAGGCATTGTGTCATGAAATGGTTCATGTCAAACAGTATGCAAGAAATGAAATGAATGATGGTATCGTAAAAGGTAAAGCAAGGTGGAAGAAACAGTACATTGCAGAGGATACCAACTATTGGGATTTGCCTTGGGAGAAAGAGGCATATAGAATGGAAAAGAAACTTGCAGATGACGTTTGGGAAAATGGAGTAATATGATGTTTGACAACAATGGAAATGCAATAGATGGTTGGGCAATTTTAAAATGTCAACCAGATAAACAACCAGAAATTGTTTCTCTACATCAATGTTTGGGAAATGCAGAGGAAGAAAAAATGGTTCTGAATGAAATGTCAGAAAGTACAGATACTACTTTTGTGGTGAAAAATACTTTCGGTTGTATGATAGAAACGACTTGACATTGTTGTCAGAACATGGTAGTATAAAGAGAATCAAAAAGAGGAGTTAGTAATGGTTCAATTAGATATTTTTCAAGACGAAACAACAAAAAAGTATTTGGATACTTTTGAAAGTTGTATAATTAACATTTCTGAGGGAGCAAGTGATGAAAAGTCAATGGCTGTTTCATGGTTGAATATGTTCAAAGAAAAAATCGCTAAGGGTGAAATTAAAATAGTGGAGAGTAAATAATGGAACAAGTTGCAGTTATTCATACAGCGTTTGAGGATAAACCATCAACCGTTGCATTTGTTAAAGTACCAGAGTTTCCAACATTAATTGAGAAACTTGAGTACGCATATCGTTGGACACAGAATATCATGGGTAGTTGGTCATTAAAGATTGACGCCGATGCTAATGACAATGTTACTGTTGTTGGTGATATTTCTAGTGGTTATGGATTGAGGTCTACTTCAGTTGGCGACCAAATATTGGTTGGTAACAAAAAATATGTAGTTGCCTCGTTTGGATTTAAAACACTTGATGGAGAAGCAGTATGAAAATTACAGCGGAAGAATTCGTAGAGTCACTTGCACGACTTTCAGATGAAGAGAAGCAGAAGGCTGCAAATCTTCTTGTCAGTAAGTGGAAGTACTTGACTAAAAGTTTCATGGGTATGGTTGATGCAGAGTTGCAAGACCAATTCATGACAGAACAGGCAGAGATTTTTGAAATGCAAAAGTCTGCTGAAAATGGAACTAAAATTTGGTAATAGGGAGTTGATATGACAATAGTTGCAAAGAAAAGGTCTAATACTACAATCGTAGATTTAGATGGCCCTCAAGGGAACGCTTTTGTTCTTTTGGGTATGGCGAAATCCACAATGGAAAAAAGTGGTTTTGAAAAAGACCAACAAGACAGTATCATGAATGAAATGAAGTCTGGTGATTATATTAATCTGTTGAGGACTTTTGAAAAGTACTTCGGTAGTGTTTACAATCTACAAACTTCAAACCCAGAGTATCTTGACGCTTTTATGGTGGAAAAGAATGCTTAAAGAAATTGTGATGTCATTTATGATTTCAACGACCTCTGCAAATGTTACAGAGGTCAATGAATTTAGAGAACTGGAAGCAACTTGTCTTGCAAAAAATATGTATTACGAGGCAAGGAATCAAGGTCTTGCTGGTCAGTTTGCAGTATCATTAGTTGTAATGAATAGGGTTAAAGATGATAGATTTCCTAATACAATTTGTTCTGTAGTAGAACAAGGCCCAACAAGAGAGTCTTGGAAAAAGAACGGTATATTCTATCCTATTAGAAATCGTTGTCAGTTTAGTTGGTTCTGTGATGGTAAAAGTGATGACCCTAAAGAACCTACTACCTATGCAAAAATGTTAGATATGGCAAAGGATTTAGTTTACGATAGAATTCAAATCGTAGATTTTACAGAGGGTGCAACACACTATCATGCTGATTATGTTTTTCCAGAGTGGAGAAATACAAAAACCAAGACAGTTGAAATTGCAGACCATATATTTTATAGGTGGGAAAAATGATTGAGGGTTACAAAGAAAAAGTTAAAATTCATGATGGACACGGATTCATCTATAAATTTGATAATGGGTTCGGTGCATCTGTAGTTAAACACTCTGGTTCTTATGGTAACGATAGAGGATTATATGAAATCGCTGTACTTGACTCTGATGGTGATTTGTGTTACAGTACACCTATTACTGATGATGTAATCGGTTATGCAAATGAAGATAAGATAAAAGACACATTGGATAGGATAAAATCATTATGAACTTTTTTTACTTAGATGAAGACCCATTTAAGTCTATTCAGTATCATTGTGATAAACACATTGTCAAGATGCCAACAGAGTACAAACAGATGTTGAGTACTGCACATAGGGTTCTTGATGGTGAGTTATATATTGATAGAACTAAAAATGGTGCAAGGATAAAACGGTGGAAACACCCAGACCGAAAGATGAACAGAGATTTATATCTTGCTGGTCATGTTAATCACCCTACTAATATTTGGTTAAGGGAGTGTACAGAAAACTATATGTTAATGTTCACATACTATAAGTTGATTTGTGATGAATATACATATAGGTATGGGAAAGAACATGGTGCAAAAGACAATTGGTGGATATTCAGAAATCCACCTAAGAATATGCCTAGTCTAGGTAATACAACACCAGTTCCACAAGCAATGAAAATGTTCCCAGAATGTATGGTTGAAGGCGATACAGTACAAGCATATCGTAACTTCTACAAGGTTGCAAAAAGGAGTTTCGCAACATGGAAAAACAGACCGATACCAACTTGGTTCAAGACCCAGAGCCAGAACGATACTACGATTGGATGCTTTGGAAACTTAGACAAGAAAATACACTTGAAAGAAGTCGCATGACAACTATGTCAAGAGAAGATATGTGGAAGAAAACTGTTGCAGATATGCAATCAGAAATTCATGCATTGCAGAAAACGGTTGTCAAACTCCAAGAACAACTAACTCAATTACAAAGTGAGAGTGAACCCATATATAGTAAGAGTGAGTTGGAAATGATGGATAAAGACAATGCCGACATATAATTTCAAGAATACTAAAACTGGTGAAGAGTGGGAAGAGTTCTTTACATTGAGTGGTAAAGACTTGTTCTTAGAGCAGAATCCAGACGTAAAACAAACGCCTTCTATGTTTTCTATTTCTGCTTCTGGAACTGGTGATAGAGTTAAAACTGATGCTGGGTGGAAAGAGAATCTATCAAGGATTGCAGAAGCACACCCAACTACTCCATTGGGTAATAAATATAATAAGAAGACTATCAAAGAACACAAGACAAGACAAGTCTTAAAAAAACATGGAGTATTGTGATGGCGAAAAAACAAGACTTAAAAATTGATGATTTAGTTACAATCAAACCTATTACTGATAATCAAAAGTTAGTATTTTCAGAATACAAAAAAGGTAAAAATTTATTTCTGCATGGTGCTGCTGGAACTGGTAAAACATTCGTTTCATTGTACCTTGCACTACAAGAAGCATTAGACCCATCTACACCTTATGAAACTGTATATGTTGTTAGAAGTGCAGTTCCTACAAGAGAGATTGGTTTCTTGCCTGGCGATGAAGAAGATAAGACAGCGTTGTTCCAAGTACCATATCAGAACATGGTGCAGTTTATGTTTGAACAACCATCAGACCAAGCGTTTAGTATGTTATACGATAGACTAAAAGCACAAGGTTCTGTTATGTTCTTGACAACTTCATTTCTTCGTGGTATAACATTAGACAACTGTATTATTTTAGTTGATGAATGTCAGAACTTGAACTTTCATGAACTAGATACAATTATGACTCGTGTTGGACAAGACTCTAAGATTATATTCTCTGGAGATTTTTTCCAAACCGATTTAAAACAGAACGGCGAAAAAGAGGGTATGGTTCATTTCATGGAAATCTTAGATGACATGGAAGAGATATCTTCAATAGAATTTAACATTGGTGATATTGTACGGTCTGGATTAGTTCGCAGTTATCTTATTGCGAAAACAAAAAAAGGGATTGAAACATAATGCCAAAAATATTCAGACAAACAGCAGTACATGAACCAGTTAAGAAAGGTACTTCCATTGGAAGAAAACCTATTTCTTCTACAATGAACAAACACAAACGTAGAAGTTATAAAAAATATAGAGGACAAGGTAGATGAAAGAAAACTACGATAAATGTTTGGAAATGATTCTTCACCATGAGGGCGGTTATGTTAATCACCCAAAAGACCCAGGCGGTGAAACTAATCTTGGTGTTACCAAGAGAGTTTATGAACAATGGGTTATGGAAAATGACTTACTCACAAAAGACATGAAAGACTTGGAGTTTGAAGATGTGGCACCAATTTATAGAAAAAATTACTGGGATAGAGTCAAAGCAGACTCGTTACCTAGCGGTGTTGATTTGTGCGTCTTTGATTTTTCTGTTAATGCTGGTACTGGGCGAGGGGCCAAATATCTCCAGACTATTGTCGGCGCTACTGCTGATGGTGCCATTGGCCCTAATACACTTAGACAAGTAGATGAGTGGGTTGCTACAAGATGTGAAGAAGATTTAGTACTGGAGTATTCAGAGGCAAGACGTAGGTACTATAGAAAATTAAAGACTTTCGATACCTTTGGTCGAGGGTGGTTAAGACGAGTTGACGAAACAGAAGTTGAAGCGTTAAGATTAGCAGGAGTATATCTGCAAACATAAAGTGAGGTTATATAATGTTTATACATAATGAAGTAAGTGTTCCAGAATTATCAACAAAAAATCTAAATCGTAAAAGATTTTATCAAACTCCAGATGGTAAACTTTATCCATCTATTACTACCGTTTTACAAAAACGTAAAATGGCAGGACTTATGGAGTGGAGAAAAAATGTTGGTGATGATGTAGCAAACTATATTGCAAGAACTGCCGCTCATAGGGGAACTAAGGTTCACCATATGTGTGAAGACTTCTTGAACAATAATTTTGATGAAGAAACTCATAAGAAGAACTTTCTTCCATATGTACTATTTGGTCAAATGAAACCAGTACTTATGCAAAAAGTGAATAACATTCTTGCACAAGAGTGTGGGTTGTATACCGATAAATATAAGGTAGCAGGACGAGTCGATTGTATCGCAGAATACAACGGTGTCAAATCTATTATTGATTTCAAAACTTCAAGAAAAGAACGCAATGATGAGTGGAATGAGTCCTACTACATTCAAGCGTCTGCTTATGCAGAAATGTTTGAAGAACGAACTGGAATTGAAATCAATCAGATTGTAATTCTAGTTGTAACAGAAGATGGAGTTGTGCAAGAGTTTGTTAAAGACAAGGGTGAATATCTTCCCATGTTAGTAGAAGCGATTGATGACTTCACTTCAGATTGGGAAAAAGAAAATGAAATGGTTCATAGTAGTAGTAATGATGTGGCAACCTAGTGGACACACACCACTTTGGATTCCATATATTAGTTTTGAAACAAAGGAAGAGTGTTTATCTCATGTAGTGGTAAATCAAGTTGGTCTGTTTGCAAAAGCAATAGAACAATATGAGGGTCAAATACCACCACAACAAATATCATGTGTTCCAGAAAAAGGACTACGAGAACTTATCAAACCAATTGACCAACAAATAGAAGAGGATAAATCTAGTGTTTGAATATAAATGTAAAATGGTCAGAGTAGTTGACGGCGATACAGTTGACGTTGACATTGACTTAGGATTCGGTGTATGGTTACGAAAACAAAGAATCCGTTTGTATGGAATTGATACACCAGAGTCTAGAACTTCTGATGATGTAGAAAAAGTATATGGATTGGCTGCAAAAGACTTTCTAGTCAAATGGACTAATGCAGGCGACCTCACTTTAAAAACTTTCAAAGATGGTAAAGGTAAGTTTGGACGTATCTTAGGTGAACTATGGTTTGGCAGGACACACAATATCAATCAGATATTGGTAGATAATCACCATGCAGTTCGATATCATGGACAATCAAAAGAAGAAATTGCAGAAGAACATATTACAAACAGAGCAAAAGTAAAAATATGATGCTCAGTACTGTTTATGGAATATATGTGGTTCTTGGTATGTCATTGAATTATGATGAGGTCAAATTGAACACAAATGTTCCACCTTTCTTAGATTTAACAAGTTGTGTTACATATGTAGAAGAAAATAAAGATGATATTTTCAAGTCTGCATCAATCGCTTTTGGGGAATATAAGATTCGTGAAATGGGTTGTGTAGAAGTTATCAATAGAAAGTTTGTACCTATTCATACTTTTGACTTGACTTCTTAAACACCTTATGATATAAATAAGACATAATTCGTTGATACGATTCAACGCATGACTAGGACATGGGGGCAGTACCCATCACCTCCACCATGAATACTTGTCCAGTACAAGGCCTTCGTAGACCTTTGTTGGTACATGGGTGGTTAGACATCTTAGGATTTATCGGTGTGGCCCACCGACAAGTATTCATGATGGGGGTGAACTAGGTTCGACTGGTATGTAGAGATGAGAGTAGAATTATCGGTTGACTGCGTAATAGGTCAAAACTGTAAATGCAAACGACAATTTTGCATCTGAGGATTTTGCACTCGCTGCTTAATCGCTCTGAGGTTCGGTGGTGTCCTTGGAAACAGAAACATCACCACTTAATTTATTAGGAGATATCATGAGAGAATTTATTTACGATAGTTGGAATGGTGTCATGGATATGGATAAAAATCCATTAAGACATATTCCAGATTTAAATACAAGACACATGGTGCTTCAAGTCCTTGCATGGATGTGGTGTATTGTGTTTAGTATGTGGGTAGGTAGTTTCTGGATTATGGGTGCAAGTATGATTGCTCATGCACTTATTCTTGGTGCGATTGTAGTAACAGTTGCAACATTTGAAACTGCAAAAAGGAAACCATCTTTTTTTTTAAGAATGGAACAAGGAACTAACGGTTATCACACACCTAGTAGAACTAGACATATGTGGTATAACGGTAAAAGAATAGAATTGGATAAAAATGATGTCGGCGGTGAACACGAATAGTCTTATGACTCCTAAAAAATTCTCTATGAGAATAGAGAAACTTGCAAAAGATAGTGATACTTCTTATCTTGATGCATTGTTAGATTACTGTGAAAAAAACTCTGTTGAACCAGAGCAAATCAAACCCTTAATCACAAAATCTTTGAAAGAAAAACTAGAGGTCAATGCAAGGGAATTGAACTTCTTACCTAAAGTGGCAACATTACCGATATGATGAACATGGACGCTTTTGATGCATATAAAGTATACATCGCTCTAAAATCACACTTCAATAGTGATTATGATTTCAACAAATATCACGGAAAGACTAGTGTAAGTCTGGACTCATTTTTAAAAAGAAGTGATAGACATTTCTTTGGTAAAGTGGGTAGAAAGTACAAAGAAGATACACCAGACTTTTTTATATCAAACTTTATCAATGACCCTAAAGGTTGGATTGGCAATTTTACTGATAACAACTATGTAGAATATTGTAAGAGAAGACAGAGTTTAAAATACACTTATCAAAATGACTTAGTAGATTTGCTAAGAAAAGGTAAAGACATTGATGACATATTAAATGTTAAAGATGGACAACACCCTTTGTTGTTAAAACAATTCTTTGGTAAAAATGTAGATATTGAAACTATGGTTATTTTAGATTCATTATTCTCATACTGTAAAAAATGGGATAGAGATATTGATGAAAAGATTATCTGGCCTCAGACAAAAAAACTTATAAAAAATTATAGTTCTGTCTTGACTTTTGACAGAGAATGGTATAGGATAGAAACAATCAAAATAATTAAGGAGTATTGTGATGAAAAGTGAAGCACTATCTGTGATGAAAGAACGAGATTTCTATCATGCAAAGGTAGAAGAGCAAAAGAGTATTATTCGTAAATTAGAATACGATAATGCAGAGTTAGTTGCAGACCGTAAGAAACTTGCCGAAAGGGTTAAGTTCCTTGCAACCAATCCACCAAAACGACCTAATACGAGGTATCGTAATGGAAGAGGTTAAGACAACTAAAATCTATAAAGCAAGGTATACTACTGTACCTAGAGAGGGTATACCGTCTGCGTCTATTCCAGTTAAACCAATTAAGTATCATGTAGAATGTTACAAAGGTGATAAGATGGTTGCGTTCTATACAAAGAACCATCTATCAGAGGCACAAATGGAATCAAGGAGTTTTGTTGGTGAGTAAGAAGAATGGTGTTTTGAAAGATATGTGGGATGCAATTAGAAAAGATGACAGACCACATTGGGAAGTCATGGCAGATGATGGAATGAATAAATTTTTGAAGTTCTGTATCTTCTGTGTTTTTGCATATGGATTTGTTGTAGTTGCAATAGAATTATTTGATAGGTTTTTTGGGTAATGGAAGTTAAAGTAATAGATGTTATGGGAACAGACTTGACCGTAGTAAATGCGGCTCGTGTTTCATTTAAAAAAGAACATATCAAATTTGATTATGAAAAAGATGAAAAACTAATTAAATACTTAGCGACACACGACCATTGGAGTCCATTTGGACATTGCAGTATGCAGTTTCATATTAAGGCACCAATATTCGTTGCAAGACAATTAGTGAAACACCAAGTGGGGTTAGTGTGGAATGAAGTGTCTAGACGCTATGTAGATGATGAACCAGAGTTTTACACTCCTAGAAAATGGAGATTGAAAGCAGACAATAAAAAACAAGGTTCATCTGACGAAACAATAGAATACAATATTGATGGTTCAATCATGTTTGTAAAACAGACATATGAAAATCTGTTGAAAGCAGGAGTTGCACCAGAAATGGCGAGAATGGTTTTACCACAAAATTTATATACTGAGTGGTATTGGTCTGGTACATTGATGGCATTTGCAAGAGTTTGTAATTTACGTTGTGCAAAAGATACACAATGGGAAACAAGACAAATTGCAGATAAAATTGATTATGAATCAGAGAAATTATTCCCTACAAGTTGGAAATATTTAAGACATATTTGACTTGACTTTTAGGTTATAATGGTATATAAATAACTTTATATTATGAATACTGTGAAATACTTAAACATACGATAACATATATTAACATAAGGAGATTATATTATGTCGTTACAAACGCTTAGAAAGTCCAATACTTTGGACAAACTTCTTGCATCAGTTCAAGAAGAAAATGCACCTCAAGAAAAAAAGTCCTATGTGGACGAAAGACTGTGGAAACCAGAACTAGATAAATCTGGAACTGGAAGTGCAGTAATTCGTTTTCTTCCTGCCGTTGATGGTGAAGAACTGCCTTGGACTAAATTGTGGAAACACGCATTTCAAGGCCCTACTGGTAAATGGTATATCGAAAACTCTTTGACTACCTTAAACCAGAAAGACCCAGTTTCAGAATACAATACTTCATTGTGGAATACTGGTATTGAGTCTGATAAGGAAACTGCAAGGAAGCAAAAGAGAAAGTTGGAATACTACTCAAATATCTATGTAGTATCTGACCCAAAACACCCAGAGAATAATGGTAAGGTGTTTCTATTTAGATATGGTAAGAAAATCTTTGATAAGATTATGGCTGCAATGCAACCAGAATTTGAAGATGAAACTCCAATCAATCCATTTGATTTCTGGGAAGGTGCGAACTTCAAGTTGAAGATTCGCAAAGTTGATGGTTACTGGAACTATGATAAATCAGAATTTGATAGTGTTTCTGCATTGTTAGATGATGATGCCAAGTTAGATGCAACTTGGAAAACTCAGTATCCTCTCGCTGATTTCCATGCGCCATCAAATTTCAAGTCTTATGAAGAACTCAAGAAAAGACTTGATGATGTTCTATCTGGTACGATTACTGCAAGTGCAGTATCAATGATGGACGAAGATGTTGTGGAAACACCACAGTTCAAGTCTGAACCAGAACCATCAATTCCAGAGGTAAGTCAAGAAGAAGATGATGATACAATGTCATACTTCCAAAAACTTGCCAAGGAATAGTAAACTGGGAAAGTACTAGTGGCGTGCTAGGGTTTACTACTAGGGAGATGTAAGAAATTGCATCTCCCTTTTTCTTTCTTTATAAATAGTAATGTTTGGAGAGAGAGAAATGATAGAAGTAGTAGCTGCTGTTTCGGCAGCGTCAACCGCCTTCAATGCAATTAAAAAAGGTTTCGCTGTTGGGCGAGATATAGAATCTATGGCAGGAGACTTGTCCAGATGGATGGGCGCTGTTAGCGATATTAAGAAGGCAGACGAATACAACAAAAAACCACCTCTGTTTAAGAAACTTTTTTCTGCTGGTTCAGTAGAGGAAGAAGCCATGCAAATTTTTATGGCGAAGAAAAAAGCAGAGGATATGAGAAATCAACTCAAGCAAATCATTACTTTAACAAGGGGTATGAGCGCTTGGGACGAGCTGTTAAGAACAGAGGGTGAGATTCGTAAGAAAAGACAAAAGTTAATTTACGACCAAAAAGAAAGACAAAGAAAACTTATTGAAGGTATATTGATTGCCTTTTTAGTATTACTGATTGGTGGTGCAGTCATTGGACTTATATTACTATACATGGGTACGAGAGGACTAATATGAACTTACTAGTTGCGATTGTTCTTATAACAATCTCAACACCAGTAAATGCACAACCAGATAATATCTATGGCAACTGTCAAAGTTGCAACCTACCAAAACCAAGTGAAGATTATACTACTAGACAAAAAATTCTAAAGGGTATGATTAAAGAAAAAAAGTATACGACTTGTAGATTAAAGAAAACAGTCAAGTCAAGATATACTGGTAGACAGGCGTGCATTTATCTTGGTGGAAATAAAACATATACATTGATGTATGAGGACAATTGTCCTAGACAGTATCGTTGTGTCTATAACCCAGGCAGTATTGAACCTAATATTGATGATGTTTTAGATAGTCTGAATAATATCAAAAAATAATTATGCAGTTGCACCAACTCCTGCTGGTTGTGAACCATTATCAATCATAGTTGGCATGACCGTTGTTGCTTGAGTATTGTTTACCATTTGACTTGGTGAATTTACTGTAGTAACATTTGCACCACTTTGTTGTGTTTCTAATTGTTTACTTAGATTAACAATTTGTTCTCTCATTTCTGCAAGTTCAGTTTGATTTGCAATTGACATTTTAGATGCATCAGCAAGTTTTTGATTAAGAGAATTAATTTCTTCTTGTTTAAGTTTTACGGTTTCTGTAAGTTGTGTATTAGGGTCGCCTTCTTCATCACCACCAAACATTTTAGAAAAGAAACCACCAACACCCTCTTTTAAACTACTAAACTTTTTAGAAAGACTATCACCCAAACTACTTAAACCCTCAGTCAGTCTTGTTTTTGCTTCGTCTAAACTTGTTGGAAGTTTGATACCAGTAAAATCTTCAAATCCAGTTTTAAGTCTATCTGCCATGTCGGAGATTGCTTTTTTACTTTCATCAAAACTTGGTAAATCTAAACCAGTTAGTTCTGATAACTTATCAGACACAGCATTGAAAGCACCCTCTGGGTCATTAACAACTTTTGTTATTCCATCTTTAACATTATTAAAACCACTTACATATGCATCTTTCACTTTATTAAATGCGCCTGAAACTGAGTCACCTATTTTAGTCATACCCTCTGATATAGTTTCTTGACTTACAAAACCTAATGTTAAACTAGATACTGCACCAGCAAAACCCTCTTTTATTGCAGTTCCTACTTCACCAGTTTTTTTGTATGCATCTATTCCTGCCATAACACCAGAACCAACTGTCATAGCGGCAGTTGCAATTAGACCAACAGGCCCTGCAAACTTTAATGCACCTAGTGCTGTTTTTGCAAACCCACTAGCAGCACCTTTGACTAGTTTACCACCAGCACCCATTGCTCTAGACATACCTTTATCTAATCCACCAGCACCTTGTTTAAGAACATTACCAATCTTAGAACCAAGATTATTCATTCCAGTATACATAGATGCTACACCATTCTTTAGTGCATTGAATCCACTACCTGCCATATTAAGTGCTTTAGAACCAAACCGTGAAGCTTGTGTACCGATTTTAGTTCCAAGGTTTTTAATACCACTAATCATACTGGTAATACCGCCTCTTAATTTTGAAAAAAGACCTTTTTTACCTAATTCTTTACCAACATCATCAACATTTTTAGTAACAGCGCCACCTTTTGTAAATAAACCGATAAAGAATCTACTTGCTTTAAATAAAGCAGTCATAGTTTTAAGTGGATTGAATAGTACAAATAATGCTCCAAGTGCAAGAGCGATTGGGCCAGAAGCAGCAAACAAATCTACTAGAGAACTAAAACTTGGGTCTTTTAAAAATGCATTTAATTTTGCACCAAAATTGTCGAAGTATCCTAAGAAGTCTTGAACTTTATCTAGTAAAGTTTTAAACATATCACTTTGTAAAAACTTTAATGCAGATATTAAGAATAAACCAAATGCAAAGTTTTTAAGTGTTTTTAGACCAAATTCTGCCGCTTTTCCACCATAGTTCTTAAAGAAACCAGTAAACGATTTACTTAAACCATCAAACTTATTACCAAGTTTTGCAAATACACCTTGTTGTTTTTCATCTTTTTCTTTTTGTTGTGTTGGTGTAAGTGTGCCCTTAGAAAAAATAGCACCAAGTCTATTAAAGAAACCTTTTTGAGCATCTTGATTTTCTTGTAGTTGCTGGTTGGTGTCTTTATTAATTTGTACTAACTGGTTAGTGACTGCTGCTACATTTTCTGCCATGATTTTATCCTATTTCTTTTTGTCTGCATATGCATTTGCACCAAAGTAGGCTGCAACTAATGCTGAGATTGCAACAAAATATGTTGGTGCGATATCACCAATAATCTTTGCAGTTCCCTCATAACCTAACATTGATGTAATTAATATTCCTAATGGATATAATAACATACCCAACAATGCGAACCATGTCATCTTTCTCATTGCATCTCTACGGGCATCTGCATCTTCAAGTTCTTTTCTTTTAAATTCCAAATCCATCTCCATTTCTTCTTTAGAAATGTGACCATCACCATTGACATCTTTTTTCGCCACTTCTGGGTCAACAGTTTTAACCGCCATTTTATCCTCTCCCTTGATTTTCTCTTTTGAGTCTCTCATTCTCTTCTTTAATATACTTATCTAACATTCCTACATATATTTCCCTTTCCCACGGTAACATATCATCTAACTCACTTAAACTATAACTAAAATGTTGCATCATAGTAAAGTTGGTCTGGTAGTAGTTTCCCAGACTGTCATGTGAAAGGGCTACCCTAAAAAACTTTGCAGTCCTTCAAGTACGATATCACTTTCAACTCCAGTATTAGGATTCTTCACTTTTACAGTATGACTTAATTTTGGCATAGTATCAAAGAACTCTTCAATCTTTGTAAAGTTATCTGTACTTAACTGGTCAAAGAAATCTCTTAATTCTTTTGTTGTAAAATCCTCATATACATCATTTTCATCAAAAATATTTACCGTACAAGATTCAATAATATCAAAAGTCATTTTAACAGTAGACTTTTCTCCACCATAATTAACTAAATCCTTAACAGTAGGATATTTCATTGTCATACCAATTGTATCATTAATCTTAATGATGCCATCATGATTTGACTTTGTAGGTTTTACCTTAGACAAATCAATTTCAGTCACTACTCTAGTTTTTTCATCATCTGGACATAGTAAATTTAATTCTACTTTATCACCAACTGATTTACCTCTAATTGCAAGGAAGATATATTCCATGTCAAAAGTAGATAACTCTTCTGGATTTTCAATTGTTCCATTCGTACAATCTTTAATAATATTTCCGACTGCTTTCAGAAGTGCTTTCTCACCCCCTTGTTCTTGTGCAATCATTAATATCTTTTGTTCCTTTACTAAAAACGGTCTGTATGTAATTTTTAAACCAGTAGAAGGAACTTCCAACTCATAAGTTGGAGTCTTAATTTGTGGTAACGCCATTATATGTTCTCCTAATTAATAATTAAAATAGTCGCCTCAACACTCTTGGAATCCTAGATTGCACTTGTCTGACTACACTATTTTTCAATATATCTGATAGTGTACTTTCAAGTGGTTCTTTATCTGATGATGGTTCAGTCCCAAGATTCCTAAAATATCTAAATTTAAAACTTACAGTAAATGTATTGACTGATGTTGCCTTTTCATGACTGAACGCCACACCACCAATAGTATCTGGAAAACACTCCTCTAATCTTATTCCATACTGTCTTTCGTCTTTTTCATTTAGAGCAAATATATCAACTGAACCAATATATTCTTTGTAGTAATTTATATCATATGTGTCTGTATTAAATGTTGCCTTTTGCCATTCTTCAAAAAAGTATCTTTCTGCCATATCTGAACTTAAATAGAATGATGCACTTACGGTTGCATAAGTTTGACCTTGTACAATATCATGAGTAGGGCCATAGATGTTAGAGTTGACAACAGTTCTTAAACTTCTGTCTGGCATTGATATTGTGTTACAACGAAAAGATATTCTTCTTGCAGTCTCACCAGACCTAAGTGCTGCTAAGTTTGATGCAAGTGCAGAGTCGCCTGCACCTTGAGATGATGCACCAGAAACTCCTGCTGGTAATGTTATGATAACTTCAAAACGATTAGGTCTTGAATATCCATCTCTTGACGCATTATGACCTAATATTGCGTTTAACGAACTAAACGCTGCTCCACCAAGTAATTGACTAAAGTTTAAAGGCATTACAACATCTTCCTTGAATCAGACCAGACTTGTGTATCTGATGCTTTCTTAAATCTCTGTACTGGTAACATAATCGCAGTTAAATTATCCTCATTATCAATTTTCCTAAACATAGACCTTGCATAACCATACAGATATCTTTTAATCGTAGGTCTAGTCAGACTATTACCCTCTACTGCACTCACACTTAATTCATCTTGACCAGCAGCATCTAAAAGCCTTGCTCTTAATGCATACGGTAAATAATGAAAATTCAAACCGTAGAAACCACCCTCTGCACTTTTTAGATACATGACCAATGGAAAAGTATCGTAGTAGGGTAACTTCCTTGCACCTTTTGGTGAGTACACAAACATATTTAGGTGTTTTGGGTGAGGTTTGTTATTAAGTTTACCAGAACGTAACAACTCTGGAACAGATGGTGTTCCAAGTTCTTTTATCCGATTACGATACCATCTATATGGTTCGTTACCAGTTTTTATTTGTTTCGATATTTTATCAAAGTAAGTTTCTTCTGCCATAATATTATTTATATTCCTAGTTCATCTTCTGTTATGATAATAAATTCCATATTTCTATCTTTACAATACTCAATAGCATTTTTCCACTTTGCATCATTGATTGCATAGTTACGGACTTCTGTAATATATTTTTTTGTTTTTCTTTTGGGTGTTCTGGGTGGTCTGGTCTGTGCTTTTGGTTTGACCTCAACAACCCATTTTTTGATTGTATTTTGTTTTGTTTTTACTTTAACGTAAAAGTCTGGGAAATATCTATGTATTTTTCCATCTAATGGAGAACGGTATGGAATAAAGAATTCTTCAGAACCCCATTCTAAAATTCTATCATTTCTATCACAATATACCATGAACTTTCTTTCCCATAAAGACCGATAAATAATATTAGAGGGGTCGCCCTTATACTTTTTTGGGTACGTTGGTATGTATCTTCCACGATATGCCATAATGTTTCACCTAAATACTATGTAGTAAGGATATTTATACAGATGCGTGGATTTCTAAAAGAGATAAAAAATGTTGCAGTTAATCGTGCAACTAATAAGATACAAGGTGCGTTAGGACAATTAAGTAGTTTGGGTAGTGGTCTACCTAAAAATGCTGGTGGTGTTCTTGGTGCTTCACAAGCATCACTTAGTAAAAACCCATTCGATAACACCCATGTCATTTATCCAGAAGACTTAGGAAGTTCTGGACAAGGACATTATATTCAATTCTTTATCAACGAACAAGAACACGCTAATGTAAGATTTGGCACAACTGGTGAAAAATTACAACGAGTAGGTACAAGAAAAGTAAAAGAAACAACACAACAAGGCGGACTTGGGCCACAAACTTCTGTTAGAGAAGAACCAGTTTTTGCAAAAGGGCCGTATTTAAATGAAAATGATGTAGCAACTAAACAACCAGACAATTCTGGTTCTACAGTAAGTGTAAAGAGAGCGCCAACAAAAAGACTTGCAAGTTCTATTTGTTTGTATATGCCTGCAACTGTAGGTGTTAACCAGACAGCAGACTATTCAGAACCAGATATTGGTGGTCTTGCAAAAATGTTGGCTGCATTTTCTGATGAGTTTGCAAAGAGTGGTTCTTTTGCAGATTCATTTGGTGCGATTAAAGGTGATATTGCTACAACTGCTGGTGAAGTGGCAAAAACTTCATTAGACACAATAATGCCTGGCGCTAAAGCACTTGCAGAAATATCACATGGTAGAGTTTTTAGTAATCGTATGGAGATGGTTTTTAAAGGTGTTCCTAGAAGGACATTTAGTTTTCAGTTTACCATGATGCCTAAATCAGAATCAGAAGCAAAAAGTATCAGAGAAATTTGTCAGATGTTTAGATTTTACATGGCGCCAAGTTTTGAGGGTGAAGCGAATACATCAAGAACTTTTATTGTTCCTGCTACGTTTGACATTGAATATAGACTAATAGGTGGTGGAGAAAACAATTTCCTAAACAAAATATCTACTTCTGTATTGACAAGTTGTGATATTACATATGGTGGTGAGAGAACTACATTTTTTAGACCAACAGACGGTGGCGCTCCACCAGTTCAAACAAACATTACTCTTAATTTCAAAGAACTAGAAATTATCACCAGAGAGAGAATTGGAGCAGGATACTAATGGCATATTTTGAAATGTTTCCAAAACTGTTTTACGACAACAAAGGTGATGGTAAAGAAACACTACAAACAAATTTATTGACAAGACTTGTTCTAAGAACAGACATGAGAGATGATGCATTTGATTTCGATTACTATGATGTAAAAGATGGTGAAACACCAGAGATGATTGCATACAAGTATTATGATGATGTTGAATTGCATTGGACTATATTCCTTGCAAATAATATTGTTGACTATTATGAAGATTGGCCTATGAGTGTTCAGAGGTTTGAAGAATTTGTAAAAGAGAAATATGCAAACCCACAAGCGATACATCACTACGAAATTACACAGACATCTGGTGATACAACAGAAACTATAGATGTTGGAATGAATACGGTTGAATACCCAAGTGCAACACCTATTTCTAACTACACCTATGAAGATAGACTACAAGAGAAGAAAAGACAAATAAGATTAATACAACCAAGGTTTATTCCTACAATTGTGGAAGAGTTTGAAAATAAAATTGACGAGATATTGTAATGTCAGAACAAAACAGTCTTCAAATTGCTGGTGAATTCCAGATTGAAACTTGTAAAATTCTAACCACAAGTGGTATGGAATTTACGATTAATAATGTTGTTCAAGGTATTACAATTTTCGAGAACATTTTTACAGAATCTATCTCTGGTGTAATCACAATTGCAGACACTACCGATTTAGTAAACAATGGGCCTATCATTGGTGAAGAAAAACTACTACTCAAGTTAGTTACACCACAAGCAAATAAAACACAAGAAACAACTATTGATTTCACAAAGACACCATTATTACTGTACAAAATCGGTACACAAATGGGTGAGGGTGAAAAGGCAGCGATTGTAACATTTCATTTCACATCTCAAGAAGCATTTTATAATTCTACAGCACTCATATCAAAAAGTTATACTGGAAAGTGTTCTGAAATCGTAAAGAAGATTTTTAGAGATGATAGATATTTGAGGTCTACCAAAAAACTGAACGTAGAGGAAACAGTCGGCACTAAAAAGATTGTATTTCCAAACATGAAACCGTTTCAAGCAATTAAGTTATTAACCAGACAGTCTAAGTCAAAGAACTTTAATTCGTCACCTAGTTATCTTTTCTACGAGACCACCAAAGGATTTAATTATAGGACTGTTGACGGTATGTGTAGTCAACAACCAAAATTGAGTTATGCAGAAACCACACCAGATGCGATTGATGATAAGTCTGGACAAAAAGATGTTGTAAACAATCTTACATCAATTAGTAACTATACAGTCAATACGCCAAGAGATATTATTGGTAACTCATTTCATGGTATGTATGGTTCTAAACATACTATTCATGATTTGTATAATAAATCAGTATCGACAAGAAGATATAATTATCACAAAGAATTTGACAAAGATACACATTTGAATTCACAACCTCTTGCTTCTCAATCAGTTGATACAATTACTACAAAAAGTATTAGTGATTATCAAGACACAATCAACTTTGTTACCACAACATCTAGTGGTAGAGGTTTTGAAGAAAATGGTAATTACTCTTTCGGTTCAGATAGTTTAGGTCAAATTATTTCTCGTAGACAGTCCAGATTAAGACAATTACAGAATGGTATTTCACTAAATATTGAAGTGCCAGGCAATACTTTTTTACAAGCAGGGGACACCATTGATATTACTATTGGAGCATCATCATCTGTGACTGATAGAAAAAACGACCCAAACCTTTCTGGTAAATTTCTCATAACCAAAATTAGACATGACTTTGTTGAGGATAAAGAAACAAAGCATACAATGTTAATGACTGTAATTAAGGATAGCACAATTAATCAGTATCCAAATGCAAGTGTGTCTTATGAGAACAAATCTAAACCAGAAGAAATAGTGCTATAGAAAGGAGAAACAACTCAATTTCGTTATGATTCAACTTCTAATTTTATAAGGATTAAAACATGAAATCGACAAACAAAATTAAACTGAGAAAATATCAACTGCAAAGACAAGACAGAAGGATTGAAGTAATGACTGAAGAACAAATAAATATGATTAAAGAGTTGTTAAGGAAAAAAGATGAAAACATACCAACAAATACAAGAGGGAGTTTACGACCCCAATATATTTAAAGCAGTATTTCTAGCAGGTGGGCCAGGGTCTGGTAAATCATTCGTTGTAAGAACGACAACTGGTGGTCTTGGTTTAAAGATTGTTAATAGTGATGACATCTATGAGAAAGATTTGGAAAAGGCAGGTCTAGACGCTGGTAATCCAGAAGACATATTTTCTGATGAGGGTCAAGATATTCGTGTTAGGTCAAAAGAAAAGACTGCTAAAAGACAAAGTTTATGGGTTGACGGTAGACTTGGTATTATCATTGACGGAACTGGAAAAGACGTTGGTAAGATTAGTAGACAAAAACAATTACTAGACCAAATTGGTTATGATTGTTACATGATATTTGTAAACACCTCTCTTGATATTGCACAAGAACGTAATATGAAGAGAAAGAGAAAACTACAACCAAAAGCAGTTGAAGCAATGTGGAACGCAGTACAAAGAAATATTGGTGGTTTCCAAAGAGTATTTGGTACTAAGAATTTTATTATTGTAGATAATAATGAAGATATTAGTGATGGTGATTTGTTTGCAGAGTGTACCAAACGAATTCGTGGGTTGGTCAAAGGTAAAGTTACAAAACCACAAGCAAAACGGTGGATTGCGAATGAATTAAGTAAGAAAAGAAGATAGCGAATCACCTCTGCGATTCGCACCGATTCGCAAAAATCACTTAAAAACACACCTCAAAAAATGTTTTAATAACAAGGACTTGCAAGGAGACTTGACAAGTCCTTTTTTATTTGGTATTGTATATATGTAATTGAGAGAAAGGAAACAAATGACTATTCAAGAAACAGTTTTTATTGATGCCCAAGACGGTGGTATCGGTGTTTTTATCGGTGCTGGTAATCAAGTTGGGTTTGCAAAGACACCTAAGATGCTTGCATATATCCTAGATACCAAAAAGATTTTTGGTGAAGTGATGTTCACAAGTTCTATGGACTTTGCTGATGAGTATGGGTTTGACCACCATGACGGTGCGAAAGACCTTTGGAATAACGCTGTTGAGATGCGAGGTTAATCATGAATACGAAGTTTGAAAAAGAAATGTTTACTTGGGATGGTATGTATCTCATGTACAAAGGTGATTTTGCTGGTTCTGTTAAGATGGAAACTGTTAATCCTAACTGCCACCCTAGTTGGGTAGGTAAGAACAAACCTGCTTTTGTTGCTCGGTTCAAGTATCGTAAACCATACAAGACTTGGATTAACTTCCTAGTCAAAAGTGGTGTGAGTGTCGAGGATTATATGTATTGGTCTGGTAAGACTAGTCCTTTAGACGCTATGATTAAGTTTGGTTTTAAAGGAAAGGCGTTAGCATAATGTTTACTAATTCAACAGATGCATATCAAGCTGCACTAAAAATCATGGGTCATGATTATGCAAACAAATATGCAAATTATTGGTCTAAGAAAAACAAGACTATCAAGTCTGGTAAAGCAAACTTCAAAGACTCTGGTA